TAATTAATTTGGTTTAGTTAGTTTAATCGACATAACTAGGTCAAGTGTTATTAGACTTCTAATAAGTCTAATTTATATGTTTTTACAAATTTATTAAAACTTTGTTTATTATGTTTCATTGAACATAATAAATTTAAAGCTGTTTGAGATTGTTGTAATTTTTGATTTACATCTCTCAATTGTTTTTTGAGATCTTGTATTTCGATCTCTTGTTGTAATAGAATTTTCATATTAGTTAATTAGTTTTTCTGGATTAATTAATAATGTAACTCCAACTCCCGATAGTAATGAACTAATCATTACTAATCCAATTATACTATTGCTTGTTGGATTCGCTATAGTATATATGGTTAATAATCCTAATACTAGAATTATTAATATAATTGATATTATTTTCATAATATTATTTACGATTACCTATACATCGTGAGGTTTTAGTTTGTTTATCAATATTTATAAACTACTGGGTTTAATTTATATTCTAATTTTCTTCTTTTCACTTCTAATTGTTCTTCTAATCTTTCGATTGAAAGTTTGGAAATTTCTATTTGTGCTGCTTCTAATAAATCATATAACATACTTGGGTTGTATGTTGTTCCAAAATAATATGATTTATAACCATTATAACTACTAATTATATTTTTATTGTAGTTAGCTTTTGTTGTATATAAAATAGTATACAACCCAGTTAGTTCTGAGTAATAAATTTTGTACCCTCTAGTTGTGCAATTTCTTTTTAATTCAGCATTAAATGATCTTAATGTGAATAAGTTTTTTTGACTTAATTGTGACATAATAAAATAAAATAAATAAATTGTTAATACTAATTTCGCTATATATAAATAGAACGAAATTTAAATTGTGAAAATGAAAAAGTGAGAAATAGTTTGGGGAGCGATATTACACACCTAACTACTCTCATTACTAATTATTTAATACTAATTAGTAAATTTTACTTCAATATCTATCTCAGAATCGTCTAATTGAAATTAGTTTGACCTAATATACTAATTAGACGATTTTAAGATAGAGATTAATACATGTTAAGTAGCAAAATATTTTGAATCGAGCTACATTTCGATAACCTTACGGTTACTACGTATAAATTATATGTATTGTAATAGATTTTAAATATGGTTTACTCCACTAATCTTTATTTCAAGATACTATTTTACTACAATACACATAATAACCATATATACAAAATATATACACAGTCAAAGCAAAGAAAGGTTACAAAGGGTCAGAGCGAAGCTTACTTTAGGCTAGAGTTAAATTTACTTTAGGTTAGAGATAACCATGACCGATAGGATAGTGGGTAAGAATAAGGTGTAAATACGTAAAAGTTAATTTAAAAAAAATACTCTGAAAGGTATCAGAGTATTTTAGTTATACACATAGTTCTTTAAACAACATAGCACCTGTGACAAATACTATACAAAGAACTATGATTATACCAGCAGCTTTAGATACTGCTTTAGAACCACCTTCTCTATACAAGAAAGAGAAGAAGAAGGATAAATAACAAGTGATAAATAGACCTAAGCCTAATAAGATTGAAACGTTCATAATATAAAAAAGTATTAAATTAATAAATAATAAATAATTATCCCAAGTACAACTCGTGTATTTGGGATAATAAATGTCTACAATGCTCTCTGGTATTCCACCACTCGTCAGAGTCTGGAGCATCAATTTCTAAAATATCAAGCTCTAAGTGAGTTTGTTGTAGTTCTTCTGTTAATAGGACTAATTCTAAGTCCTCTTTGTAATTTAACATAAATATATAAGATATTAAATTAATAAATAATAAGCAGTTTATACACTTGCTTAGGTGTTAAGGTTATTTAATAGGAACAATACCTTTTGAGGTAATTTTGCCGATTAAATTCCCTACTGATGGAACTATCTCCAATAATTTGAAGGTAGTTTTTCCGTCTTTTTTAAGGTACATATTCTCTTGTACCTCGTAAGAATCATCTTCCATTGTTAAAGTAAATGGATGACGACTGTCGGTGAAGTCACCGATTATATCCGCTAGTTCAGCGAATATTGAATTAGTAGGAGAATCTACTAATTCTTTGTCTTCTTTTGGAAGAGCTTTATACTCTTCCAATTTTTGCTGATAAGCATTGTACTCTTTAACGCCTATCAGCTTAGCGTTGACTAACGAAACGAGAACATCATTAAGCGATGTTCTCTTGTTGATAGCAATTACGCTATCATCAAACTGACCTATTTCTAGGTCAATCGTAGATGATTTTAAGTCTACGTATAGTACTATACTAACACGTGTAGTACTATTTTGAGTATAAGTTTTAGCGACAGTATACCCTACTGTCAAAGTTGTTTTCGACATAATAAAAAATATTTTATTGACAACGACATTATTGTCTAATGAAAGAAAGGATTGACGAAGTCAATTTACAAAGGGCACAGTGACACGAGCGACAGCGAGTGTATTACATAACATATGATATAACCTACATAACATAAGATACACAACAACAGTACAAGTAGTACAACATAACATACCAAGTACAACATAACATAGATAGAGTACAAACAACAGTAAGATAACATGCATGATGTAACATAAACTAACATACATTATAATACAATAATATATATCCAGCCAAAAAAAGTAAATGTCATATATAAAAATGGGGAGGGGGATTTCGACATTTCAAAAATAGAGGGGGGCAGTCAGCCAGAGAAGAAAAGAAATGCACATTTTATGTTATAAAAAAAATTTTTTTTTAAAAAAAAGTATACCCCCCTATGTAATTATTTCGTATATTTGCATAATAAAATAAACAATTATGAGAAGTGGAATTTACATGATAATTAATTTATCAAATAATAAATCTTATGTAGGTAGTTCTAAAAATTTAAATAGACGAAAAAGAGATCATTTTAATGAGTTAAAATCTAATACTCATGAGAATGCTTATTTACAAAATAGTTATAATAAATATGGTAAAGAGATGTTTGTATTTATTACATTAGAAAAATGCAGTGAAGATATATTAATAAATAGGGAATTATATTGGATAGATATTAAACAAAGTACTAATAGAAAATTTGGCTACAACTTATGTTTACCTAATGAAGATGGAGGTTATGTATTTACAGATGAAATAAGATTAAAAATGAGTCGAGCTGGATATGAGCGAATACATGGTAAATTAACAGATGAAGAATTTGAAATAAAACGTAAAGAAAATGAACTTTACAAAAATAGAGAGAGAATAATTGTAAAAAAGAAAGTATTTGGATTTGATAAGTACACTGGTGAATTAATTAAAACCTACGAAAGTGTAGGTTCTATTGGTAAATCTGATAGAATTAGATTAGTATTAGATAATCCTAAGTACTCCTATAAAGGATTAATATTGATAAAAGAAGAGAATTATGACTCTAATAAAGTGTATAAGCAATTACCAAGAGAAAAAAAAGAAACGTATTATAATTATGAAAAAAAAGGAAGATTTAAAGGTCATCCTGTAGAGACATTTGATCTAACAACTGGTGATACTGTAATACAATTTAAAAACAAACATGAAATGGCAATTTATTATAATAAATCCTTAAAATACATTGATAAAGTATTCAGTAAAGATAGACCTAGTTTAAATTCATTTGGAGTTAGATTTACTTAACTCTATATTTTATCCCCACTAAATTTTTTTTATAAAAATTTTGTATTCAATCTATTTTTTACTATATTTGCAGTCTAATCCTCACCAAACAAATGTGAGCGTCCACTCAAACGAATCTAACAAATTACTATGAGTGTAGAAGTCGGGTTGGCTTAGTAATACTTGATATGAACAGTGTTGTCCCCGATAGATTAGAAAATTGCTATAGTATAAAGACTAAGGTCACTAGGAATTATAACACGCACAACAGATCGGTTAAAAATGGCAACCAGAGTAGTTTATCTGGCAATGTTGCACATGGGGTGGGCTGATGCGTTGACAAACCAGGGCGTAGGTGGAAAAGTTAATTTCATACCTTTAATAGGTATAAAGAGTCTAGCTGCTTAGATTGAAATTAAGTAATGCGTACGGTTAGTTCGGAAGTCTATAGTTAAAATCGGTAGTTGGTGACAACATACTCAACCATTATATATCACAATTATGTCTAATTTTTTATGTCAAAAAATAACAAACTAGTCGTCTTAGCGACCACCCCTCCTTGGGGTGGAGTATGTAAATACTCTTTTAAAAGTTTACTTTTAATAGATAGTTACATAGTTCAATCGTTAAATTTTATTTAACATTGATAACGTACTCCCATACAAGTAATTTTAAAAATTACTTAGTCGGAATGAAGCGAAGCGAGAATGGAGATTATGTAATGGTTAAAATAAATGTCACGGTGAACTATGTCAATTTAATTTAACAAACAATCAAAAACAAATAAACAAATTATGGCTGTACATCATTATTTTCAACATGAAGACACTCTTGAAGAAGCATACGAGAAATTTAAATTATTGTGCGATGTATTAAATCAAGATTTACTTAAATACAATCAAATCAACTGTTATCTATTAAGACAATCAATTTTACTTACTCAACCAAGTAAAGGATTAGAATATATGATAACTGGATGTGATCCAACTAAACAATTTCAACCATTAGATTACTTCATATCAGATTTAATTATAAACAAAGAAACATTAGATATATTAATAAAGAGTGTAAATAAAAATTGTATTTCAATTGATACTATTTATTTAGGTGATAATATATTTGAAATTGACATCAATGGTATTCATTCTAGTACTAATGTTAAAATGAATAATAATATTAAAAGTGTAATAGACGATAAAAATGATTTATTTAGATTAATACTAAGTATAAACACAATCATAAAAGAAATTAAACCACTAAGAAATTAGTGGTTTTTTATTTAATAAAATTTACTATCTTTGTAAACTCAATTAAAACTATTATGGCAACTAAAATTAATTTAAAAGTAACAAAAGAACGATTAGATGTAATAGTATTACATTTAAAGATCTACAACTTATTTGTATTAAACGATAAGTTAACAACAAAAGAATTAGATATAGCTTCATTTATTTATGACAAACAATATGAAGTTATAGATACAAACGAAAGAAAAGAAATTAAAGAGTATTTTAAGATTTCAAATGCAGGTGTATCTATTTACATTAAAACATTATTAGAACATAATATATTAGTTAATAAAGATGATAGTATAATTATCAATAGTAAATTAAATAGTAAATTTGAAGATATGATTTATAATTTAAATGTAGTAATTAATGAAAGATCCGAGGATACTAGTAGAGAAGTTTAAATTAACTCATGACGTTAAGTTATGTACTACTGATTTATATAATTTATTTAGATTAGTAGTTACTAAGATGATGAAGAAAATGGGTGATGGATCTGATATAAGATTTAAATACTTTGGATCATTTCAATTAGATAAGAAATTACTCAACAAACGAAACTACGCATTAACTAAGCATGATGCTCATTTAGGTAAATTTAAAGTTCAATATGAAGAATTAACAAAATTAATTAAATTATATGAAAGCAGAAATAACATTGAGTAATATTAAAAACTATATAGAAGGTAATATTAGATATAGTTTATATTATAGTAAATATTTCAAATGGTTACTAAGAGATCATATTGTAGAACAAATTGAATATAGGATTAATTCTATGAGACAAAATTGTTATATAATGGGTCAGTGTGAAATGTGTGGTTGCTCAACAACAGCATTGCAAATGTGTAGTAAACCATGTGAAGGTCATTGTTATCCAAGTATGTTATTTTTTAAAATAGATTGGGAATATGCTAAAGAAATAGGATACTTTGAAGATTTTGAAATTGATATTAATACTAAAAAATTTAATTTAATATGTGGGAGCAAACTGTAATAGATTTAGGTAATGTAAAAAAGAACACTAAACATTCGTTTAAATTTAAAGGTAATGTTAGTAATATAAAATCTATAAAAGCTGGCTGTGGTTGTACTAGTGTTAAAAAAGATGCGGATGGAATAATCGGATCAATAGCTATAGGACAGATACCAGCTCATATAAAAGAAACTACATTGAGACAAACTAAATCAATAACTATTAGTTATACTGATAAAGATGAAGTTGAAAAATTATTTATAACTTATACTATTGTTTAATTATGGATATATTTAGAAAAGTAGAAAATACTATTATACCAACTGAATCTATATTACTAGTAGAACCATTTAAGACAATGTGGTCTGAAGACAAGTCTAAAGATAAGTCTAGTGCACTAAAAGATTTTGCGTTTATAGAACTATATTGTTCACTTAAAAAGTCTAATCCATTTTCTGGATATGAAGAAGAAAAGAGATTAGATAAAGTTAAATTAGAAGTTTATAAAGATATAAATTATAAACTATCAGGTTTGACTCTAAAGGCAATTGAAGTATACAAAGAGTTTATGTTAAATGCATCATCTAGTTATGATGATTATTTAAAAGCAGATAGATTATTAACTAAGATTAAACAATTTTTAGATGAGGTAGATCCTAATGAAAGAGATAAGTCTAATAAACCAGTTCATAAAGCATCTGAGTTAATTAGTGCTGCTAAGAATCTATTAAGCCTATCTTCTGATTTAAGTTTATTTAAGGAAAAAGTAATGTCTGATACACTACATTCAACAAATAAAACAAGTAAACAAATTAGTGATTTTGAAAGATGATACGTAATGAACAAGGTGAATGGTTGAATACAGATGTCTTTAGGCAAGAAGCTATTCAATTTTTAAAACATGGATATTATACCGATGCACCTGAAGGAAGTCATGAGTTTAAAGAGTATTGGCAAACTCAATTAGAACGATGTAGAAATGGATATGAAGTTGATGGAGTAAGAATAACTGGTCACCATTATCATTATTTAAACTTTTGTCAAATTAAACTTACAGATGAAAGCGATTCTAAAAATGTAAGAACTTCTAAGAAGATTAAAACATTCCCTAATTTCTATGATGGAGATTATGATTTCTTTTGGTCATATGAGATAGCAGAAAAAGGAATTGACAAAGATGAATATCATAGATTACAATTAAAAGTAAGTGTAAAAGAAGACAATTTAGATGGTGGTAGATATTTAATTTGTGTAAAGGCAAGACGTAAAGGATATTCTTATAAATCAGCATCTATATGTGCTAATATATATAATACAGTTAGAAACTCATTAGTACTAATTGGAGCAGGTATAGAAATGTATGCAATGGGGAACTTTAAGATGGTAAAGGATTACCTTAACTTTCATAATAAGTATTGCCCTGGATTTAGAAAGAATAGATTAATTGATACAAAAGATCATATTAAATCTGGATTTTATGAAGAGATAAATGGTGTTAAAACTGAAGGTGGTTATGGATCTGAAATAATGATTATATCATTTAAAGATAATGCCGATGCCGCAAGGGGTAAAGATGCTAATCTAGTCATATTTGAGGAAGGTGGTAAATTTAATAATTTAAAAGATTCGTTTTATGCAACAGATGATACCTTAAGGGATGGTAAATATATTTCTGGTATGGCATTGATATTTGGTACATCTGGGGATATGGAGAGAGGTGGTACACTAGATTTATCAACTATGTTCTATGATCCAGAACAATTTAACTGTTTAGCTTTTGACAATATATGGGATACTAATGCCAAAGGATCTTATGCAGGATTGTTTCATCCAGCTCATTTAAATATGGTTGGGTTCATGTCTAAACAAGGTAATTCTAAATATAAAGAAGCATTAAGTCATATTAATGATGAGATTGAAAAAAGACGTAAATCAGGTAAAGGTAGTATTACTGTTAAGAAATATCTTACTGAAAACCCACGTACACCAGCCGAAGCATTTAGTATTAGCTCTACTAATGATTTTCCAACAGTAGAATTAGATGCTCAATTAAATTATATAATGGCTAATAATTTACATATAAAGTTATCTACTCCAGTAAGACTATCAAGAGGATTGGATGGTAAAGTAAAAGCAGAACCAGACTATGTTAGTAAGTTAATACCTATATGGACAGATAGACCCGATCCTTCATCATTGGAAGGTGCAGTTGTTATATATGAATTTCCAGTTGTTAATGCACCTAAAGGATTATATAAGATAGGCTACGATCCATATAGACAAGATCAAGGTACTTCTCTAGCTTGCATTATAGTTTACAAATCTAATAATAAGTTTGAAGGTTGTAGAGATGAAATAGTAGCTAAATATTTAGGTAGAACTAAAACAGCAGATGAATGTAATAGAATAGCTGAAATGCTTACTGAATTTTACAATACAGAATTAATGTATGAAAATGAAGTCGTAGAAGTAAAGAACTACTTTGAAAGAAGAAAGAAGTTGCATTTACTAGCATTACAACCAGACTCTGTAATTAGTACTAATATTAAAAACTCAAAAGTAAGACGAGTGTATGGTTGTCATATGAATGAAAAAATGAAAGATGCTGGAGAAAAATATATTAAAAAATGGTTATTAGAAGAAAGAGATGTAGATGAAGATGGCAATGTAATTTTAAATTTACATAAAATGTATGACCCAGTATTAATTAAAGAATTAATTAATTATAATCGTAAAGGCAATTTCGACAGCGTTATGTCGTTTATGCAAGTAATGTTTCAATTAGAAGAAGAAGTTCTTGATAAAGTTTATGAAAAGAATGAAGTTAATAATGTAGCTAATGATATTTCAAATTTTTTTAATATATATAGAAGATGATAAACGATAAAGTTTTAAACTTTGGCGAAGTAGCAATTGATCGTAGAGACGACATTACTCAAGCTCAGAAAGAGGCAAAAGATTTTGCTTGGTATAAATCTAGAATGAATAGTATTGGTGTATTAAATGGTACTAATATAGTTATTCCGTCAGAACATGGTTTCATTGATAATAATTTTCCATATAATATGCAAATCAATTATGATTTATATAATGGTAAATTACATAGAGAAGATATGTCATCTACCTATAAAATAGGTGGTATAGATTTAGAAGTTCCAAAAGATATTTCTCATAGAGATATAATCTCACCAATAATTAAATTCCTAGAAGGAATGGAAGTTAAACGTCCTTTTCGATGGAAAGTAGTCGCTACTAATCCAGAAGCAACTACAAGAAAAGAAGAGGAGAAGTTTAAAAAAATTGCTGAGTTTGTAGTTCAAGAAATAAATAAAGGAATTTCTATAGAAGTAGAACGACAAAGAAAAGAAATGGAAATTCAAATGTTAGAGCAAAATAAAGCTCAAGCACAGCAACCAAATCAATCTCAGCAACAAGGTATGGAAGGAGAAAATGCTTCTCAACCACAACAAATGCAACAACCTCAAACAAGTTTAACTCCTGATCAACAGAAACAAATTGAACAGTTTGTAGAGGAACAAACTAAAGCTATGACTCCTCCAGAAGTAGAGACATATATGAAAAGAAAGCATCAAGACCCTGCTGAGATTTTAGCCAATCAGCTACTGAATTATTTAAGGAGAAAAGAGAATCTTGAATATAAGTTTCAAAAAGGTTGGAAACATGCTCTAATAACGGGTATGGAAATATTTAGAATTAGAGAAGGTCATGATTCATTAGTAATTGATGTTGTCAATCCTATAAATTTTAGATTTGCTAGAAATTTAAAATCAGAATATATTGAAGATGCAGATTGGGTTAGTTACACAAGATATTTAACTCCATCAGAAATTATATCAGAATATCCAGAATTAACAGATCAAGAACGAAAAGATATATACCAATATAATATTAATGCAGCAGTAGGTCAGAATGGAGATTTCTTTTCTCATGGTACAGTTAATTATGGAGCTGGTCACCCTGCTGTAGGTAATTTTGGTCAAGTTAATGAATCTCACAATTACTTAAGAGAAACTGGTA